TTTTTGGGAAAACCTTATCTGTGATTGTATCTCGGACCGTCACTGAATTTTTTATGGTTGCGTATTCACCCGTGTATTCATCGGCGTAAGTAGTACCATTTGTCCAAAACGTGTTTGTGCCAGCATCGTCTATGTGTACATTTGCACCTACATCGAGCGTGTGTATAGGATTTGTATTCGCTATACCGACATTGGACGTCGTCGTAAAACCGGTGGAAACGTTGGTGAATTCAATCGTTTTAGATGTGGATGCACCTATATTTGATATTTCTTCGAGGTTTGTTACGAGCTTATAGTGACTATCAGCTGGGTTATATGATTGATATGCAGCATCACCTTCTATGATCCTGAGTGTCGTCGTCGTATAGTTTTTTTCATGAATATTAGAAAATTGTCCAGCGTTTCCTAAGAAGGGCATGACTACTACTATTAATTACCAAATAAAATACCAGCCATACCGTTCTTAACTTTGAGTATATTGTAATTCATAGCATACACGGTTATCTTTTCGCCTGTTCTGAGAGAACCGCGCTGGACATTTCGCAGTGTTATTTTGGCGTCATCTAGGCGACTGAAATTGCAAGTTCCAGTAGGCGTATACGCGGAAGCGTTTTTACAAAAGTGGTACACATAATATCTCGTGTAGAAAGGGCAGTTTTCATTTTCATCGAACTGATTTACACCGAAACGACTGTGGTTATAGTTTTGTATGGAATGGAAGTATAGTGGTGACATGTTTTCCACAAGAGGTGTGGAGTTTATGTATATGTCAGCTGTGTCAAAAGTGAATTTATCATTGATGAGAATATCACTCTCTGCGGGGTGTCCGAAAAATATGGATTTTACTGGATGATTAAAAAATGAAATGTCAAGGTTGTCTGATGTATCATACGTTTGCCTTTGAACTTGTGTTATGATAAACTCGTGTGGGCTATCGACAAAGAATTTTCTTTCTTCTGTATCCAAAAACACGTAATTACCATACAACTTTACATCGACTGGTTGAGATGGATTTGGGAAATCTATTCTTATTTCGATTTGGTGATACTGGAGAGCTATGAGTGGCAAAAACATATCGTGGTCACAAAAGTAAAAATGGAGTGGCATAAACCGGGTGTTAGACGTAGATGTGGCGTTGTTAATTTCTTGTGATTTCGTGTACGTTTCAGCCATGTAATTTTGCCAAATGTCTGATAAGAAATCAAATGGCTGGGAATCGACCTTGGTTCCACCGATGTATAGATGGAAAGTGGCACCAGAAAACTTATTAACAAGATCTTCACCTTCGAGCCAAAGTCCATCGAGGAGATCTCCGTAAGATGGAATGATCACTGTGGAATCTTTGTTACTGATAATTTTTATCAGTTTTGGTGCTTGGGAAAAGTTTTTATGTCTCGTATATTTTGTTCTGAAAAGGGAAACACCGGCTGTGTTTGTGATGTAAGCATCCTGAGCGCCTTTTGCTGCGAGTTGAATGAGGGCACCAGACATATCTAATATTGGGGGAGGTTATTTTTAGGCACATTCAGCGAATGTGGAATCGTACATTCGGAGAGTGTGGGAGCATAACTTTTACGGTTTCGGTGGATTAGGCCACGTAACATTGATAACTTCATCAAATTCATTAAGTTCCGGCTGAGCAGTAGTTGTGATATCACGAAGAGCCTGGCGGTAGTCAAGCCACGCCTGTTTAGATTCTTCAGATTTGAATTTAAAATCGGACAAGCCATACATATCCGTATTTTTAAGTAAAAGGTCTCGATCCCTGCGTAAAATTTTCATAGGCCGTTCTTCTTTCACCTCTTCCCATTTTTGTTGAAGTTCTTCGAGAGATGGTTTTGGGATTGTATTGGTGTCGTCCCACGTTAATTGTTCATAATCATTCGCTACTAGATACCATTGAGTGCCATCGTATTTTTCTGTCAATACTTTAGCAATATCCATTTATATTATTAATTCAAATTTTATTTTTAACCCCCTATTTCTTGAACTATAAATTTAGTCCATCCAGCGCCGTTATGCGATACACCAAATTGAAGTAAATTGTTATCTAAATATGCATCTACGTGATGACTTTGATTTATGTATAGTGTACCAGTATTGTATCTTCTAAACTTATGATAAAATCTTATTGAAAAGTCTGATGAAACTGAGAGTGGTATGTAATAGCTATTTGCATATGAAATTATATCTTGATAATATGTCATATAATAGCCACTATTAGATAACAGAACCCATGTATTTGCCGGAACAGTTCCAACCTGTTGATTTACCATCATATATATTAAATGGTATGAACCACCCCAACCTGTACCGTCATTTCTCCATGGTATAAAAACATCAAGTTTGACTTTACTGTTAGCTTTCATGCTTGTCCAGGGGGTTGTGTATCCTCCTACGGGGCTATTTGAGGTTGTGGATCTATTAGTAGAATCTATATATTGAGTGATATTCTTTACTATACCCTTTGCTTCTATATCACCCGCAAAGAACATAGTAGGGATACCCGATGCACTCGGTCTATTTTTAATGTAAAAATCTATATTTGAATTTTCATCTCTACAATAAATTGGGTAAACAGTACCACCGTCATTGTCGTACCCTTCTATTTTAAGTTTGAACCCTCCATTTGCATTTGGGCCAGAATTGTGTGTTCCAGAAAGTAATAACTGTGTACTTGGTGTAGTGCCACTAGGAGCCCCGGAGTTCCATTCACCTATCGATAATTGAGCACTTGGAGTTGTTACACCAATACCAACCCTCCCATAAATATCCATAGCCAAGACACTTTTTTCATTTCCACTATTAAGAGATGTGTTACCTTTGTTTGATATGCGCATAGCACCGGTTGAATCCACCACATGGATTCTCCAATCGGTGTAATTTGATAAACCATATTCATGTTCTGAACCAGTTCTCGCATCACCACCTCTCATAAAGTTTAATTTAGGTGCTCTCGATAAACCACCATCGTGTATCGTTAATGTGCACACATTTGAAGAATTATCATACATATACAGTGAAGTTTCTGGTTGCGTTACACCTATACCAATTTTACCGGATGTAGTTATTATGTCACCCGACGTGGTAAAACTCTCCGAATTTACATTTATCAATCCAGAACCATCTCCCACAAAATAGGGTGCATTAACTGTTCCACCCACGGATATGTTAGATAAAACACTCAAACCATTTGTTACATTTGAAAGGCGAAGTGAGTTCATCGAAGATGAATTGCTATTATCGATGGTATAGTTTACATCAGACAATGTTATAGATTGCGACGATGGTACATAAATGCGGAAATTTCTAGCTCTTTGAAGAGCGACCACTCCACCCGTTCTACCGCCTATTGCAAAATATGTATCTGTGTTATAATAATTGCTAAAAGTTGTTCCAAAATCATAACTTATAGTTGTGGGTGTACTTTGATTATTGTATGCGTGAGCTGTCAATACACCATTGTCAAATTCAAATTTAAATCTTATCCATGTTGTTAAAGCGAATGTGATGCTTGTGCTAGCTAATGTAGTACCACTTCCATTACATATGCCAAATATATCACTACCATAGTGTTCTATCCATACATAAGGTGCACCATGATTTTCCGGAAATACACTTGTGATTGGATTTTGGCCATAAAAAATGAATCTAGAATCGTCTGCGCCACCGTAGCTACCTGGATCCAAATACCATTCAAACTCGCACGTCCATTTAGTCGGAAGTGTATCTTGCCAGTATACAGTGTTATCCAAACCTCCCGCCTTTTGTGTTAATTCTAAATAACCCGTACCACCCGCACCGGTTACGCGTGACGCGGTTCCATCTAATGTACCCGTAAAAGTTGTATTGGGATCTTGGTCGTCGAATACGATGTCCACGGCTGGATCTCCAGTTGTAATAAATTTTGGGACATAAAATGTGTCAGTTTGACCTTCTGTGCCAGATTCTTGGAGTGGGAAGTCTCCACCCGCGGTAAATATATTACTGTTTTGATATATGTTCCCAGTCAAGTGTATATCACCCACCACATCGAGTGTGTATGATGGATTTGTTGTGCCTATACCAAATTTACCGGTAGATAAGTTCGAATAAACATTAGATGATATTATCTTCAAATCTTCTACGCCAGCTGTAATAGTAGGTAGTGTTTCTTCTTCCAATATCATTTCATCGAATTCAGCTTCGATCTGTTGTTGTGTTGGCATGTGTTGTTGATACGCCTGTGGAACCTCGATTGAAGCGTAAGTATCTTTAAACTTAAATCGTGGCGGTAAGTTATTTCCAAACAACTTTTTGATGACCTTTTCCATTACCTTGTGGCGTCTCAACTTACTGTTCACCATTTATATGAAACTACATTTTATTATCCTATGAAAAAACCTGAAAATATGTTATAATTTTCTGTTGAACTTTCGCCAAACGTAGAACCCTCTACTTGGTACACCGTTACATATTGCCCCGCTGTTAATTTAAGCATGGCAGAAATATTACACTGTACATAACCAGATGTAGGTGCATCGACGAGAGAGTTAATTTGTTGTCTCGTACCATTGACCGCAAAGTCATAGACAGTTCTATCGTTTGTGGAAACGCCGTGAGCACTAAAAAAATAGTGACCCGTGACGGGTGCGGTAAAACGCCCCGTGGAGGAACTGTAACTATTTGTATTATCGTACAAAACGTTGTTATAGTCGATGTCTCCCACGCCAGCAAGGGTTCCGTCGGTCAATTGAACACGGAAGGCAGGGACATCGGTTTGTGTAACGGTTTGTGCGGTAAGTTTAGACGCCTGGAGGTGCGCCGATGGGAAGTCCACAATGTGGGTCGCCATTTCTATTATAGGAGGAGAAAAGTCTTATGGTGTTGGTGGCGTGGGCCAAATGGGGTTTTCGGGGTCCATCGTATTGGCAGGGAGGTCACGGAGGGAGACCCACCTTGGTAAAACGTTCCCGTAAAGTTGATGTCACCCACAACATCCAACGTTGTAGGCCGGTGCATTGGTCCCTACACCTATATTTGACGTTGCGATGATCTTATCAGCCCTGGGAGTTCCATTCGTAAAATTTATAAATGCACTCGATGTAGTAATGGACATTTAATATAAAAAGAGAGAATTATAAAAGTTAAAAAGATTAATAGAATTTAACATATGTCTTGGATTGAAAGCGTTTTAGACTACTCCAAAAGCGAGCTTAAACTCATTGGCTTTGATAAAAGCGAACTTGGTGATATAATGCTTGAAACTATAAAGAAAACACACGAGAGTGTAGGTAATAAACCGATGCTAATTAAAACTATAATTAGAATGATGAGTGATCTGGTGGATAAAAAGCCGATATCAGTCATCACTGAAAATGATTTTGACGAAGGTGGTCGATGCACTCGATACGAATACATTTACCGGGATAAACATGGAAAATACTACAACGATAGGGCAGTTGTATTTAAAAAATCCCTCGATGATCCAAATAGTCAATACCTATATCAAGGTCAAGAACGTTCAAAAAAAGAAATATCTTTACCATACTTATTAAACGAGGAGGTCGTCATCGTCCCATGATTTTGTTTCTTCATTCCATCTATATGTTTTTCCGTCATCTGGATAAGGGGTGGGTGGTTGCCATATGCATGTATTATCTAGCACCCAAGAATGGTATGGTTGCGGTGGAGAAAAGTTTTCTTTATCTGGGTGATATATATCACCAACACCCGCATAATTTTTGCCTGGTGTTGCGTAATATGTCCTCACCCACTCACCTCCTAAATTATATTCACACCATATTTTACGCTCGGCTCTAATAACACGTATAACTATGTTTGTATCTGGATCTATTTCTGCAAAGTGTGGCATTATATTTATAACAAATATCTTATTATAACTACTCCACTTCCACCGTTACCACCTCTACTATTATTATTTCCACCACCACCACCACCACCACCGGTGTAAGCTGTGCCATTTGTTGCCTGTATCCCATCGGTAGAACCAGTACCCCCTCCGCCTAGACCACCGGATCCTACAACGTAATGACCACCACCACCACCACCACCATAATACGCTGAAGTGCCAGATATACTAGACTCTATACCATCACCACCTCCCGCTCTGTCTGACGTATTATCACCATCTTTACCCGCCTCACCTGCACCTCCACCACCTGCCCCATGTCTACTACTTGCGGGTGTGCTATTTTCACCTACACCATCCCCCCCTCCGTTTCCCTGTCCCGGTGTTCCGGCGGCGCCCTGCCAGCCCGTGTATCCAGAGCTTTGTCTTGAACCACCACCACCACCCGATCCACCAGATTTTGCATTTTGATTGGCGGCTCTATCGTTACCCCCACCACCGCCACCGATTGCGGTGAAACCGAGAGCCGTTGAATTTGAGCCATTGTTTCCTGCACGATCATTTACATTTACAAAACTTCCACCCCCTCCCACTACAATAGTATAAGAACCGGCTGATAATGTTGTTGTACCGGTAATAACACCCCCAGCTCCACCTCCACCAGCATCAGTGGTACCACCTGCCCCACCACCTGCGACTATGAGATAATCAACCGTCGCCGGTGTATATAGAGTGAATGTACCAGAAGAACTTTGGAATGTGTGTATCTTATGTGTGTCAGTTGAAAATATGGTATCTCCGCCATCTGCAGAAATACCAGACGTCATGCTTATGATATACCAATTATTTCCGTCATAGGTTTCTAATTTATTAACGGTTGTATTAAACCTTATCATACCTGCATGTGCATTAGATGGTTTTTGAGCCGTTGTACCAACCGGAACGATCATCGCTCCAGTGGAGTTTATGTCGAGAGCGGAACGTGGATTTGCAGTTCCCACACCAATACTTTCGGTGGCGATGACACCTTTGGCTTTTATCCTAGAATCATTAAATACTACTGTTCCTGTAGAAGAGGACATCTACTATTTAATGAGGTTATTTTTAGAATGATTTTTGTTTATATAGTATTCGAAGTATCTTGAACCGGTATTTCATAGGCTAAAATGAGAGACTCTTTTGTTGGGTTTGGGGGCATCGTACCTGCTTCGAGGTGGCGTTCCATTTCGGATTTATAAATGCGTTCACCTTCGATGCGTGCTCTATTGTGTACGGCGTTGCAGATCCAAAATTCTGGGTCTGGAGTAAGACTTTGCATACACTTCGTAGTCACATCATCCATGTTTATTGTAAAAGTTGAAGAACCATCTTCGTTTACGGTAAAAGATGTTGTACAGTTTAAGAATGACATTTATATATTATGATAATATCTTTTTAAGCGGATATCATATATCCCATAAAAATATCATAGTTAAATCCGTAACTAGCTGTAGAACCATTGTCAGCTAAGTAATAGATGCGTACTGTATCATTTGTTGATAGTGGTAATATAATGCTGGATGTACCATTTCCGTAGTTTGATCCACTTGCGGTGTTATCTATTCTGTTATGTGTACCATTAATTATATTTGCATTGTTTATACGTATATAATATCTATAAACCGTGTCGACATTTCCGCCGATTGCACCCCATGTAAATTTATAAACTCCATTCCTGGGGCACGTAAAAATACCGGTTGAAGTACTAAAATTACTTCCAATATTTACTTC